TTAGCCATTATACTGTCGCTTTTAATTTTGCGTGTTCTTCCTCTGTTAAGCTCTCATTGCCTGATATAGTTTTAAAAGTATCATAATCTAAAAATTTACCACCTCTAGTTTTCATTAAGTCTATATCGCTTTGTTGTATTTCTGTTACCAAATTCTTAGGAGGTAACATGCTTGTAGAAGTATTTGGTAAAGTGCCTTCTTTTATACCTTCTAATGCATTTTTAAATTGTTCTAGTGTTAAAGGATTTGGCGGGGCATCCATTAAATACCTTCCATATTTTTCTTGTATCTCTGAGTCATCGTCAGTGTCTGTAGGTGCAGTTTTTGTAAGACTTAATACACCTTCATTACCAAAATCATCATAATAAGTTGGAGTTGTTCTTTCTGTTAATAAACCTAATTCATTAAATTTACTCAGGTCATAAGTTGGTTCATTAAATTTTTTACCTAAACCAAATTTTTGTCCAATACCTCTAACTAAATTTCCTAAAAATCCACCACCTGTAAAGAAGTCCATAATACCACCACTACGATTTCTTCTAAACGCAGTAGGATTAAATGCTTTAGCTCTTGCTAATTCTTCTGCTGATACTGTATTTCTGCTATCAAAAAATCCAGGGTTGACTCTTTGACCTGCACCTGCAGCAATAACAGATGATCTTATATCTTGAGCCTCTTTAGGCGTAACTCCAGGAGGTAGCATTGGACCCTTACCTGCAAAAGCTGCTCTAACTTCTGCTCTGTCTCTAGCACTAACATTTGGTCCTGATTCAGCAGCACTCATTGCAACACCAGATCTAAAACTTCCTGTGGCCGCATCATAATCATCATAACTAGGTATACCTTTTGGTCCTTTGTGCGGTGTACCCTTTTTCATTTTTTTCAACATCTTAGCTTCATCTTTTGTAATGTATGCTAGTTTTGTTGGTGTAGCGTCTTTTCTAGATTTAAATTCTCTAGGAACAGTTACCGATTTAGAATTTTTAATATAATTTTTAAATCCGTCTTGGTTTACATAATCTATTTTTTTATCTATCGACATTATCTTCTTCCGTCCGGTTGTGCGTCTAATCTTAGTGTGCCGTATCTCCAGGTTTCGCCTGTACCATCGTTTTCTATTTTGACAGATACAAGTCTTCCTCTGGCTCGAGTATCTACCTTATCAGTTGTTGACGTAACTGTAAAGGGTCCAAGTGGAGAACTTACAGCCACATCGTCTGGATAAGCACTAACAAGTAAGGTTACTTTAGCATTGCCAGTTTGATATTTAAAATCAGGTATGAATCGTCTTACAGCCATAAAAAACTCACCATCTCCTCGATAATCTGCGACCCCAGTCTGTTGACCTAACGCACTACGTCTTGATGTTATGTCCCAATCTCCAGATCTTATAAAGGCAGGGATAGCTGTAGTTGCTGTGCTATTAACTTGATCTGTGCCATTCTCATGTTCGTAATAAATACTAGCCCCATATTTATTTGTAATTCCTAATATATCAGGAAACACAGGTGTTAAAGTATCACCGTAATCTGTAGCATAAGGAGCATCAAAAACTCCTTGGTCTTGATATGTTGTTCTATCTAATGATGACGTGGTCCAGCAGTTTTCAGAATAATTATAAGTTACACATCTATCAATTTGTTCAGATCCTGCTTTAGGATAAAACCAGTTTACTTCTGTATATAAATTATTAGAACCACAAAAAACAACATCTCTAGAATTAAAATTTAATCCTAAATTATCTCCGTCTGTTGTAAAAACAAAATCTTCTACAAGTGAAGGTAATGATTTTACTGTACCGTCAAATGCAAAAAAACCACCTTCTGCTCCCATCCAAAATACAATACCATTTATAAATGAGGCTGCATGTTGTCCAATACATCCACAATTTGTACCAACCTGTCTAACACTAAACGTAAATGGTGGACCCACAAATTGAATAACATACGCAGCAAGATCTGTTATAACAAATACATAATCTTTACCCTGAAGTGCTGCTCTTATTTCATTACCTGTATCTAATCTAAAAGTACCTGCTGTGTTGGTTGCCGTTGGTGTGTATGTATTTAAATCTTCTTGATTAGAAAATCTTACAAACATCGGATCTTGTGTTGAAGTATCACCTATAGTTGTTTCAGTTCCAAAATGAAATAGATGCCTGTCACGATCTGATACTAATGTAAATCTAGTTTTTGTGGGATTGTTGCCTGTTGCAAAACCTGATGTGGTTAAAGATGCTCTGTTAGATCTTGGATTTGATGCGCCAGCATTCCATGTAAAAGTCTTACCATTAAATATAGTTGCAACTAATACTTGACCAAAGTTATCAAGACTCCAGTTTCCTGGATCTAGAGTTACAGAGCTTGTCGCTCTAGGTGTGTTCCATGTAGAAGCGCCCCATGTAGCTGTGCCCCAACCAAATCCTGTAGTTTGTGTTGTTGGTCCTATTTCAACGTAAGGATTAACAGTTACAGCTCCGGCAGCAGTCATACCTGATCCGCCTTCATTTCTAGAAGCTTGTACAGTAAATTTGTCTATATCAGGAACAGTTAATATTTCATAAGCTTGTTCTAATTCTGCTGCTGTAAAATCAGATGCGCCTGTTACTGTAACAGATGAAAGAGTTACATATCTTCCTACAGCTAAACCATGAGATCCTTTATTAATTGTTACAACATTAGATCCATTAACCGTTGTTAAAGTGCCTCCGGTTATTGCAGTATCTAAAGGTGTAATATCAAAAAAATCATTACCATAATAAAGAAACAAACCTTGGGATGTTCCAATGGCAGCATATTTTTCACCTGCAAAACTTGAAAATGCAACTTGGGCTCTTGCAGCTCCAGGTAAAGTTTTTTGAGCAGATGTTAATTGTAACCAACCCCCTATTTTTTCAGGTAAGCCGTATCTAAATCTAACAAAATCACCATCGGTCCATTGACCCTCTGCTCCCGATTCAGTATCTTGTTTATTAAATCCTGCCTTGAATTTTAATTTTTGTAGCATATAAATTACTATATAATACTTATGAATATAATGAAAGCTAGAATAATTTGGTTTCCTGAACGCTTATCATATATAAATTTTGACTCTTTACAAGATAAAATTGATTGGGATAAAAATCATTTAGATACTGTCCGTAAATATATGAAACAAGATGGCTTATTATTTCCAGCTGTTTTTAAAGATAGTGAAATACACTGTGGACATTACAGATTTAAAGTAGCCAAAGAAATGGGTTACGATGGTATCGACGCTTACAAAGTAGATACTTTTAAAGAAGCTCTGCATTTGACTAATTTTAGCGAATTGTGTTATAAACACTACAAAGAATATAAAGATAAAAATTATGTATGAGTCACTATTAGAAGCAACTAAATTTCACGCAACTAATCAAAACAATTGGGCAGGTGAAGCTTTAGCAGAATATAAACACGAAATTTTTAAATATATAAAAGAAAACAATGTTAAAACTATTTTAGATTACGGATGTGGTAAAGCTAAATTTCATTCAATTTTATTTAATAATAAAAATCTTCCAGGATCTCCTATGGGAGTTAGTGTAACAGGGTACGATCCAGCTGTTCCACAATTTACAAATAAACCAAGTGGTATTTACAATTTAGTTTTATGTATAGATGTGATGGAACACATTCAAGAAGATAAAATAGATGAAGTTTTAAAAGACATTTTACAATATGGAGATCATGTTTTTATGACCATAACTTGTTATCCAGCTATTCAAATTTTAAATAATGGTCAAAACGCTCATTACACAGTAAAAGAACCAGAATGGTGGAAAGAAAAATTATCTAATTATATTAATAAATGCACTGTAATATTTCAAACTAAACCTGATCGATCTAAAATTACGATCAACAAAGAAGAATGGAAACCCAATTCTAAAACTATAGAAAAATTAAAAAGAAACGATAAAACGTTGGATGAAACTCAAATAGAAAAAGCTAAATTATTAAATGGATAACAAAACAGTAAAAATAGAAAATTTTATAGGCACGTTTGATAATTACATTTCTAAAGAAGATTGTAAAAAAGCAATTGATTTTTACGAAAATCAAAATAGTTTTAATAATTCTTATCAAAGACTTCAAAGCGAAAATTCTACTATAAATGAAAAACAAGATACCGCAGTAAATTTACATCCTTCAAATATTAAATTGTGGAAAGACGATTTAAAAACATTGTTTTTAAATTTTGATTTAGCTTTAAAAAGATATTTTGATAATTCAGGTATAAATGATTTTTATTCACACTATAAATATATGGATATGAAAATACAAAAAACTTTACCTGGTCAAGGTTATCATCGATGGCATATCGAACATTCACCGGATAAATTTGCTAATAGAATTTTAGTCTACAGTATTTATTTAAATGATGTAAACGATGGAGGAGAAACAGAATTTCTTCATCAATCAGTTAGAGTTAAACCTAAGACAGGTAGAATAGTTATCTGGCCTGCAGGTTTTCCATACGTGCACAGAGGTAATCCACCTTTAAAAGGTGAAAAATACATATTAACTTCTTGGATTGAATGTTAAATTAAGAAGAGTAAGACGTAGGTCTTGCACCTAATCTAGAAATTTTATCTGCTTCTGTCTCAGTAGAATTACCATCTGCATCCACTGCATTATCATTATCCCAATCTGATTGTAATTTAGCTAAGTGAGCAGAATCCCATCTACTTATGAAATCACTGAAGTTACCTAAAACTGCACTATCATAGCTAGAGTTAGGAGTAGAATCTTTATGTTCTACTTGGTCATTGTCTGTGTCATCGTCAGTAAATTGAATAGCATGTATATTTGAAAATTTTGTTTGGCTCCAAAATGAATCATCTTCAATTTTATAAACACCTGGATTAGCAGAAGTAAATTCTCCAGATTTTTTGTAAACTATTTTGTCATCAAAAACGACAGTCCATATTCCATGTTTAGTTGCCATAATTTTTTCTCCTAAGTTTTAATTATATATATCATAGTTATGTATGGTTGCAAGACCGAAGTCGCATCACCTGTAAAATTACCACTTAAAGTGTGAGAATGGCCTCCACCGCCACCTGTATTTCCACTAGTTCTACCTGGCGAACTTCTAGTAAAAATAATACCTGGAGGTGCACCAGTTCTTGGACCCGCAGATGGACTTTTAGGGTGCGAGTGACTTGGAAGTTCAGGTGTAGTTAAAGTGTGACTAGCTAAGTTCCCTGCAACGTTTCCACTTGATGCAACAGTGTTTGCTCCTCCCGTTGAAGCAAGAGCTTTAGTTCCAGATTTTCCTAAAGGCGTGTTGTCTTGAAGATTTGGAAGAGTAAAAGTAGTTGAACCATTACCAGCTCCGTATGTTGTTCCAATTATTGCAAACAAGGCAGCGTAAGTTGAACGTGAAACGTTAGCACCATTACATTCTAAAAACCCTGATGGAATAGAAGAGTCAGTCCAAGGCATAATTAAACCAGTGTTTACTAATTGTAGATCTGCTAAATTAGCACCGCTAAAATCATATTTTGTTGCTTCATAGTTTGCCATAATTTCCTTACGTTTTAATAATATATATTATAGTTAAATACGGTTGCAAGACCGAACTTGAGTCTCCTGAAAAAGTTGCTGCAGAATTGTGAGAATGGCCGCCTCCGCTACCTGTATTTCCTGATGTTGGACTAACATTTCCCACAGTTGGATTATTA